CTGTTTTTGCATCTAATCCAATTGATGCTGCATAATTAATAAAGAAATGTAAAATGTCTACCCATTCCATATACAATTCCTTTTTATCTCCTTCTGACATATCGGAAATCTTTAAAGTTTCGTATTTGGCAAAGTCTTTTTTCCAATATTTCCATACTGCATTTCCACTACCATCTTTAATACCTCCTAATGCATCTGTCATTTCATGAATTTCATCAACAACTGCATGAGTATTTACATGCCAAAAATCCATAATTTGTCTAATTGTCATATCTTCAAAATTGAAACCATAAGTTTGCTCTTGCATCTTTTTTTGGTTTTCCATGATATCAGCTAGGTGTGTAGTTGATTCATCGTAGAAGTCTTTTACTTCAAGATCTTTACATTCGTTATCTATATTTGCCATAATTTTTATTTATAATAGTTGTACTAAAAAAGTGCGTTTTGTTTAAGTGGTGGTGCAACTTTAGTTTCAGTATCTTTAGACAAAGTATCACATAATATTTCTACCATCCCTGCAACCTTTTCATCAAACGTATTTTTGCTCCACATATAAGATAATACAGTGTCAGACTGTAACTTTGCATATTCTTCTAGTTGATTATCACTCAACATCTCAATGTTACTCTGTGGTAATCCAAGTGCCTCTAGGTCTTTCGGTGAGGATAATAATACTGATTTTTGAATTGCAGCATAAATCCATCTAATTCTAAACCAACCGGAACCTGCATGAGGATATTCTGGACATAAAATTCCCCAATACTTTCCGCACGCTTCGAATACGTCAGTTTCTGTTGCCAACTGACTAGCCTCTTTAATACTCTTTGCACCGAAATAATCTACTGGCCATTTTAATTTATTCCTACGAACCCATGGGCGATGGTCAACAAGTGAAGCAAGCATATGTTTTTTCTCCTTTACTTGTGGTTCTACATCTAATTTAATATTCCATGTGTCTAATACATAAGGAGTTAGATCTATATTAAATATATTTTTTACTTTAATAATATCTCTAACCTTTTCTTTATCTCCCCAATCAAACGCAGGAATTAATGCATTTTCAAATTCCCCATTAACAACTTTGCGAATAACTTCAATTGCTTCAGTTGGATTGAAATTTGGATTATCTACACCTCCATAAAAATATTTGCCATCACTCCATTTTTTTGCAATTGATTTATCGAATGTTTCTTGATTTAACATGCCTGTCCAAGATTTCATAGTTCCATCGATTTTCCAATCTTCATGAAATATAATAACATTCTTTACGGTTTTAAGTGCGTATAGAACATTGAAGATTTCTCCAGAGTAATTGTTTGAACCAAATTGTCCAACTCCAATAATTGCTAATCCATATTCTGAAAGATCTTCTCCCCATTTAACAGGTTTACGATCTACTAAATATCCTTGTTTTCTTAAAGAATTACAAATAATAGAACTGTCATCAATTCTTTTTACTCTTGCTCTTTTATAAGCATCATCATCTATTTGTTTTGCGGTACACCCTGTAAAAAGTATTTTCATATTAAACTTGTTTTTCGTTAATGTAGTTATCTAATCCTTGGATGTACGCAACTGCATCTAATAAATTATCTTTCTTATGGTTATAAGATTCTCTTGAAAACTTAAGAGCAATAAGTGCCTTAAACATATGTTCTCCTGTAACTTCAATTCCAGTCATACCTTGAAAAATTAAGGCAGCTCTATCCATTCCTTCTGAAAATGGACCATAATTACGATCAGCTTCTTCTGACCTGTGATTAACAATTTGATTTGCTTCTTCTAAAATATTATTCATAAATTTGTGTTTAGTTATTATATATCGAATTGATAATTTGTTTCGAAACTAAATGGAATATTTGCATAAAAAAATCCAGACTAAGTCTGGATTAAATTATAACGGGATCGTTGTTCGTGATTTTCTTCTCGGCAGAATAACCTTGTTTTTGCGTCTTCGGCTTTGACTTTCGTGAGCGTCTACTAAACTTCGACCCATCCTACTTGTCACCTATTGAGGTGGTATGACGTTTGTCCATTTTTTATACTGGTAAACTTCCATTTGCCTGTTATACTTGATGCTATCTCTGTAATACGTTGGCTATCATATCTGTGTTTGTACTTTTTGCTGTACCGATCCACCTGGTTCTAATCGTAGTTGCTAATTGTTTTGCTTGTTTATTATTTGCTGTAAAGAACCAATTTTATTATATATCTTAAACAATTGGAGAGTATCTCTCACTCAAAATTGTTTTATCCATTATTTGTTGTGGAGACTCAATATCTCCTCCAAGTAAACTTGTCATAATTGCTGGTGAGAAACCTGAAACCAATGCAGTTCCTACTTTATCAAATGCAACTGGCACTCCACCATTTCTTGATTGAATATTCCAATACACGATTTGAGGCATTTTATAACCTGCATCTGCATACATTTTTTCAATCATGTTTTGTGCAGTTGGATTCCAATTTCCACCTTCATTTCTCCATCCAGTTGAAGTTGCTTGATTAAATTCCATATCTGATAATATTAGAATTTTATTTGGCATTTCGCCTAGAGATAAATTATGTTTAGCCGCTTGATTTAAAATTAATTTAAAGGTTGACTCAAGATTTGTAGACATTCCCCAATCTGCATTTGACATTTGTGCATAACGCTCACTTAATGAACCACTTAATACTTGTAGTTGCGGATTACTTGAGAATGTAATAAAAGCATCCTTAAAAGCACCTTCATTTCTTTCAGAAATATAAAGACCCAAAGAGATAGCAACATCCATACAAGTTACAGTTTTACTACCACCTGCTGGAGATGACATTGAACCTGAAACATCCACTACTGGTAAAATCATATCGTTTGTACCTTCTAGATAATTTGGAAGGGCTTTCCATTGTTCGTTTGCTACCTTTGCATTACCGTGTGTTAATGACTTAGTAACATCATAAGGATAAATAGCACCTGCATTTATTTTAGCTTCTCCCTTTACAAGGGATTCTATATAAGCAGAGTAACTTGCATATGCATTTTTACCAAAAGCTTTTTGATATCTTGCAGAAGCTACTGATGGTAATTTACCAAAATCAATAGTGTCCCATTCTTTAGCACACATTTTAGTTTCAACAACATTTGTTAAATTAACTAAAGTTTTACGATACTGTTTTGGTGATAATTTTAAGAATGCACGAATTTTTTCTGCGTTTTGACCTTTACGAGGCATCCATTTTGCACATAATCCATTTTCATTTTTAAGTGCATCTGATATAATTCGCAAAGCATCATTTTCTAAGTAAGTTCCCAATAAAGATAATAAATCATCAAAACGACCATACTCTGCAATTAAATCTAAATTTGGTTTTAAAGCCAAATCGTGATTTTCAGCTAAATAAACTAAAATATCCTTAAATATCTGGCGTTCTCCTGCTCCACCTCTAACATCTCTTGCCCAAAACAAAAGTTTCATAGCACGTTTAGGATCTTCATTGAAAGCTTTAGAGAAAGTTGCAAGTAAACGTTGTTTATCTTGACCTCGCATTGCACCAATATTAAAGAATAAATCAACACATGCATTCAACGAAGTTGAATTTGTTGCCATTCCATTTTCTGTTAAAATGTCTTCTTGTCTTAAAGCGTCTACAAATTTCATTGTGTTATTTTTTATATTCTTAATTTATACTAATACTTTTAAATTTGTTTCAAAAATTAATTGATTTTGTAAGTCTAATTTTAACCAAAACAATTTCATAACATCTTCTAGATCTTTCTCTGTTATATTATCTTCTAATGCAGTTATTATTATAAAGTTATCAACCATTACCTTGGCAACATTCAAATGTTCCTGTGTAGAGCATGAATCTATTGTTTTATTTATTTTATCGATTGCTAAAACTGACCATTTACTCCAGTTTTCTGGCCTAAAAATATAATTCATATGATATAAGTTAAATGTTATACTTATATAATAGTTATTTAAATTGTTTCATAAAAATAAAAGACCCTAATTTCTTAGGGTCTTCGGTCCATAAATACTATTTATGGAGGGGTTAATTCGATGATACTCAAATTATTAATTATGTTGTTCATTTACAAATTGTTCAAAGGTTTTTAACATACCTTCTCGCTTTCTTTTCTTTTTCTTGTATTCCTCTTCTGCATCCCCTGCTCCTGATAAAACATCACCAGATCCTGGTTGAGTTGCAGTAGGTAATAGAGTTGCACCCATACCTCCAATATTTGCTGGTGAAATTCCTTCATCTGCCTTCTTTGGAAGTCCTTCATGTTTTGTA